GCAGCTTTCAAATCTAATCAAGAAAAGCTATTTCACGGATTGGGACTCGATATGAAATCATTAGATGTGACAGATTTTATTTCCAAATTTAAGCAGTATAAGTATTTCATGGATGTCGACTATAAAAACTTTGACCAGAAGTTATTGGCACAATTTATCAAAGCAGTTGCAGTTATTATAATCGAGACTATTCGTCATTATGAAAAGAATGATGAGTATGCTAATGCGCGTTATGTATATTTCGAAGAACTTATACATACCATTATTTGTGCATCAAAAACTTTATTTATGACCAACCGTGGAAATAAATCTGGTAACGTACTAACTACTGAATTGAATTGTTTGGTTAATTTCATGTATGGTTGGTATGTGTTTATAAAAACAACTGGTGATACTAGTTTACAATCATATTTGAGATATGTCAGAGACAAGAACTTTGGTGATGATAAAGCTATTGGATTGACACAAGAAGCTGTGGACATGGGATTTAATTTCCATGCATATAAGAGAGTTATGGCAGAAATTGGACAAACAGTAACGCCAGGAAATAAATCCGATGTGGAGTTACCGTATTTTGAGGATATTTGTGAATTGCAGTTTCTTAAACGAAATTTTTATCAGTTATATCCCACTATCTGGATTGCTCCTCTTGATAAAACATCAATCGAGAGTGTATTTAACTACTCGTGTTTAACCGAAGAAGAGATTGAAGAGTGGCAAGCAACAATTAGAGAACAACTTATAGAAGCAATGTTACATGGGAAGAAATACTACTCAGCTTTTGTTAAAAAGTTGAGAGAATGGGTTTCGACCTATAAATTTAAACACTACCATCCTGAATTACGAGAAGCCATTATGCCTATTCTTTTGAATAGATATGTTGATATGCTTCGATCGTATTTGCTTCGAATTGGTGTCTTGTCACCCAGTGATTTACAAAAAGAAAAGATATATTGTGAATCAATTTTTGAAAACGGTAGAACCCGCTTGCGCTATTATACAAAAACAGATAGTTTTGAAAACGAAAATATTACAGAATCACTTGACAAATCGTTAATGTCCGTCATGGATAATGTAAAGAGATATATTCAACGGAAAGGAGAAGCCCTTTATAACTTGGGGTTAAATTATGGAAATTATTCTCCTGAAGAGACCAACCCAGAAACTGGCATCCAATTTGAAGGAGTCCAATCTGATATTGGCCCACCAGTTAAAGTTATGTGTGCAGATGGCCCAGTTTATGCTTATGATCTTGGTCAGTCGCATGGGTTACTGCCCAAACAGATCCCCAAAATTATGGATGTGGCAATGAGTTTGCCCGATAATATCAAACATTTTCAA